ATTCGGAAGGTCTGCCTGATGCTCGGGATCAACTTGCCGGTCGCCAGTCTCCTCGACCTCGGCTGTGGCACCGGGCGACTGGCCCCGCTCGCCGTGGACTGGACGGGCGTGGAGATTTCGCCATCGGCGGTCGCCTACTGTCAGGCGCGGCATTTGCCGGTGAGCCTGATCGACGGCCCGACTGGACTCGCGGGGTTCCCGGCGGACCGCTTCGACTGGGTCTGGGCCTGTTCGGTCTTCACGCATATCGACCGTGACGAGCAGCAACGCTATCTGGCCGAATGCGTGCGCGTGGCCCCACAGATCCTCGTTGACATTCTCGTGGACGAACCGGGGCGGTCCTGCGCACGCTGGGGATCGGACCCGCACGTGTTCCGGACCGATCTCGAAGCCCTCGGCTACGTAGTCAGTTCCCATACGCACGACGTTGTCGATGGGCATGGGCCGACGGCTCCAAAGCACCGCTACTTCGTGGGGAGACGTGCGTGACGACGCCCCGTGTCACCATCGTCACGACGGTCTATGACCGGATGCCGTGCTTGGCGCAGTGCCTCCGTGCCATGGCGCACAGCCTCTACCGCGACTACGAACAGATCGTCGTGTCGGATGCGCCGCCCCTTCACGTTCGTGACGAGATCGCGACCCTCGTCGCCGCGGCCGGGCCGCAGGTCCGGCACCTGTCGCTCAGGACCCGGTCCGATGACTGGGGCATGACCCCGGCGCATGCGGGACTCCGCGCGGCACTCGGCGAGTATGTCTGCTTCCTCAGCGATGACAATGCCTACCTTCCCGGCCACTTCGGGCCGCTGGTGGCGGCGTTGGACGCGAACCCCGGCCTCGGCTTTGTCTATAGTTCGTGTCAGTACGCAGGCCGGATGGTCTTACGTGAGGCTATCCCCCGAGGGTCGCGGATCGACCTTGGGCAACCGCTCTTCCGCACCGCCCTTCTACGGGCAACGTTCCCGACGGAGTTTCCCTTCCACGAGTTTGCGTGGGACTGGCGCATGATCGATACCTTAGTCCGCGCCGGGGCTCGGTGGCTGCACTACGACAAGCCGACGTTCATCTTCCGGTTAGCGGCCTATCCGCTCTACGTGAAGGCGCTTCGATGACGCTCTCGATCATCGTCCCCACCACCGGCCGCGACTCGTTGCGGGACACGCTCGCCTCACTGGTGGCGCAACCGCTTCGCGTGGAGGATGAAGTGATCGTCGTCGGGGGGTCGGTCGCGGCCGTAAAGGGCTATCGGGTCCGGCATCTTCCATGTGAGCCAGGCGGACATTTCGGCTGTGAGGAACGCATGCAGGGGATCGCCGCGTCCACCGGGACGCATCTGGCGTTTCTTGACGACGATGATGTGTGGATGCCGGAGACGCGGGCGGTTATTGCGCGGGCCGTCCAAACCGCTCCGGACCGGCCGCACCTGTTCCGCATGGTCTATCCGTCCGGCCGTCTCCTCTGGGCGCGGCCCCGGCTGAAGTCAGGCAACGTCAGCACGCAGATGATAGTCGTGCCGAACGACCCGGCGCGGCTCGGATGCTGGACCATTCGACGCGAAGGCGACTACGACTTCTTGCGGACGATGCGATGGCCTCGACGAGACATCCTGTGGCATACCGACGTGATTGCGCGCTTGGGGCATGACGATGCGTAAGGAACTCCAGGGATTGCCGCAGGGCTGGTTCCACCACGGCGAGAAAATCCTCGACCTCGTGGAGCAGGCCCGGCCCGCCGTCACCGTGGAACTCGGCACTTGGAGAGGGGCGTCGGCGATTGCGCTGGCGCGGCTGGTCCGCACCTGGGGCGGGGTCGTCTATTGCGTCGACACCTGGACCGGGGCCGCGCGCGGCGGGAAGGCGGGGACGGTCGCGGGTAAACCGGCGATGCTGCTGGAGTGCGCGACGAATCTGGTCGCGGCCGGCGTGGCCCCGGCCGTCCGGCTGATTCCGTCCACCACGACGCTGGCCGCCTCGGCCTGGAGCCTCCCGGTGGACTTCCTCTATGTGGATGCCGACCACACGAAGCCGTCGTGCCGCGGAGACCTCGATGCCTGGTGGCCGCATCTGCGCGTGGGGGGCCTGATTGCGGGCGACGACTACGACAGCCCCCTGTATCCCGGCGTGCGTGATGCCTGGGATGAGTTCGAGCAGGCGCGCGGCCAGCACTTCGAACGATTCGCGACCCCAAACACCGTCCCAGCAGGGATGCGGTTGGTCTATGGCACGAAGGAGGGGTGGCTGTGAGCCTGGTCACGCTCGCGCAGGCGAAGGCGCATCTGCGCATCGACACGCTGAATGTATCGCCGCCCGATCCCGCCGAGGCCGACCTCCTGCTGAAGATGCTGGCGGCCGAGCATATTGTCCTCGACTACCTGAAGGTGCCGTCGACGTCGCCGCCGCTGTGGACGGACGAAACGGACGTGCCGCACCTCGTCTCGGCGGCCATTCTCATGCAGCTCGGGGAACTGTATCGGTTCCGAGGAGACGATGACGGGAAGGCGGACCGTGAGTCGGCGGGCAGCCTCTCGCCGACGATTGAAGGCATCTTGCGTCGGTATCGAGACCCGGCGCTCGCGTAGGAGGATCGTATGGCTATGCCAAAAGCGTTCTACAAAGTCACCCAGGGGACCGTCCCGATCGAACAGTTCGTCTTCGGACACGGCACGCGCATCCTGCATGGCACGGCCGACCCAACCGACGGCGTCACCGGCCGCGGGCGGGCCGCCACGGGGTCGCTCTACATCAAGACGCACCCCTCCGCCTCGGCGATTTACGAGAACACCGGGTCGAAGCAATTGCCGAGCTGGACGGTCCGCGTGAGCTAGGGCGGGGATGAGGAGATGCGGCGATGGCGATGACGAAGACGATCGTCCTCGGGCACGACGAGATCATGGTGGTCGCCGGCTCCGCGCCAGCGGAGGGCGAGGGGGCGGGCACCTGCCCGCGCCGCTCGATCTGTGTCGAGATCGGAGAGGGACTGATGGGCCGGATTTGGCGCAACCGCGGCACGCGCGCCTGGCCGGTCTGGGATGAGGTGGGCACGTTGAGCGGGCCGATTGGCCGAGGGCCTGAATGAGTAGTGGCGAGATGCGCGATCGCGTGACGTTCTACGCGCCCATTCCGACGACGGACGCGCTGCGCGGGCAGAGCATCGCCTACACGACTGAAGTGTGTAACGTGGCCTGTCACTGGCGCGGCCTGACGACGCGGGAGACGCTTATCGCGCAGGGACAGGAAACGATCCCGGCGGCGCGCCTGGTCATCCGCTACCGGGATGACATCACCACGAAACTGCGGGCGCAGCGGGCTGGCGCCGGGCCTCTGTTCGAAGTGGCCAGCGTCAATGACTACGACGGCCGGCGCATCTGGCTCGACATCGATCTCCTGGAGGTGCCATGAGCACGGGGAAGACGGCGCTGCCCGCCGTGATCGCCGCCGTGATGGCTACCCTGGCCGACGGCTCGCCGCCGATCGCGGCCGGCGGGGTGTGGGACTACGTGCCAGCCGACCCGACGTGGCCGTTCATCTGCCTGGACAGTGCCGATGAAGCGCCGGATGACAGCTACAGCGCGCAGGGGCGGAAGGTGCATCTGACGTTCGCCATCTTCTCGCAGTACCAGGGTCGGTCGGAGCAGTTCGAAATTCTCGATCTGATGATTGCGTTGCTGCGGCACGTCAAGTTAGCCGGGACGGGGTCACCTGACCCCTTGAGCGGGTGGGAGCACATCGTCACCTGGCACACGGGCAGCCAGGCGATCAGCCCATTCGAGGTCGGCAACACGCGGGCGGGGCAGACGCTGGTGAGTTTTGAGGTGTTAGTGGTGGAATCGAACCCATAACGGGGCGATGTCCGGGCGTGCGAGCGCCCACGGGAAGGAGCAGTAGGGCCATGAAATACGCAAGTCCAGACGTCAAGGTGTTCTTCGGTCTCGGGAGCCCAGTCGATGACATCACGGCGTGGTGTACCGCGCCGATCTCGATGGGGGGTGAGGGCATCTTCGTCGACGCCACGCCCTATGGGGCGACGGCCGTCGTCAACTATCCGGTCGGGATGACGAACGACCCGGATGTGCAGCTCGAAGGGCTGTACGACGATGCCGTGGACGGTCCGCACGACGCATTCAAGGCCATCTCCGGCGCGGGGTCCGCTCCCTACGTGCTCCAGGTGCAGTACGGACTTGGCAGTCCGCACACGTCAGCCACTCGGTCCGTCTACATCGCGAGCTATGTCGTGCTGTCCGAGGTCAAGAACGTCGTAAAGTTCCGCGCCACGCTGAAGGCGGCGGGCCCGACGGTCTTCGCCTAAGACGCGCATGGGCTGAGCATCGCAGCCCGAACAGACGGCGCTTGGGCCCGATGCCCTCGGCCTGGCGCGACCGTAAGCCCCGGCGGGCAAATACCGGGGCCGTTTCACACGAGGGCATGATGGGACTTGGACGCAGTGAGGGTCGGCGGTTTCCCGTGCCTCACGAAGACGGGCAGTGGTTCGCCTTTCAACGCCTTGCGGCAGTCGAACTCGACCGGCGCACGGCGGCCGGCGGAGACCTGTGCGCGGATGGATGGGTGACGGCCACGATGGGCGAACGGTTCGCCCTCTGTCTCCTCTGGCTTGAGACGTGTCTGACGGGGTGGAGTTATGCGGAACTGGTGAACGCGGAGAACCTGGCTCGGCTTGACGCCCCGACGCTGCTCTGGGCCTATCAGAAGGCCGTCTCGCATAACTACGGCCTGGAGACGCCGGAGGAAAAAAAAGCCGACTCGCCGAGTTCCACGCCTATCTCGACGACGAACCCGGAGCCGGCTGTCCCGATGCGTGGCTGATCGGGGCGGTCTGCGAGACGTTTCATTGTTTGCCGTCGCAGGCGCGCACGGAACTGGGCACCGACCCGGATCGCACGGCGTTGCGGATTCTGGAACTGCGGGCCTATCAGCGGACTAAGGCGGCGATTGACTCGGCAGAACGGCCGATGGACATGCCGACCGGGCCGCTGGCGGATCTGGTGCAGGAGATCGAGGTGGACCGATGGCGGGCACGGAGGCGGGCCGGTGGCGGATAGCGTGACGTTCCGGTTCTCGGGCGGCGAGGAGTTTGCGGTCGATCTACGTGACTGGCGCGATCGTCTGCGCGCGGAGGTATATGAGTCCGCGCGTCAGCAAGCCTCCATGATCGCGGCCGAGGTTCGGAGCCAACTGCCGGTCAAGACGGGCAACCTCCAGCAGCACATCACCGTCACCGACCAGTCGGCGGGAGATGCCGTGCGCTTCGTGATCCGATCGACGGCCGCCCATAGCCACCTCTATGAGAGTGGCACCAAGCCTCGTTGGACAACTGGATCGCATCGCGTGTCGGCTGAAACCGAGTTTACGTCGGGCGTTCGCGCACATCTCGGGCTTCCAATGCGGTTCAAGTTGGCGGGCGGGACGCGCGCCTTCCGCGGCACGATGCCCGCGCGTCCGATCTTTATTCCGGAAGCCATCGAACGTCGGGCCTACTTCAAGCGTGACGTGAGGCAGATCATGGGCTCGCCTGAACCATCCCTCGGGTCCGGGTCACCGACCGTGACAGGGAGTCTCTGACATGGCCCTGCGTGCAAGTCTCGGCGCCGACTTCAGCGAGTTCAGCACGGCGCTGAAGAACGTCGAGGTCCAACTCAAGACGACGGGCGACCACGCGAAGAACGTCGGGCGCGACCTGTCCAAGATGGTCGAAGGCTTCTCCGGGTCGGGCATCTTCCGCCAGTCCGAGCTCATCGCCGAGAGTCTGAGGCGGATCGAAGTGGAGGCGGCCAAATCAGGACGGGCCATTACTGGCGCGTCCACGCTCACGGAGGCTGAACAGCGGAAGGTCAACGCCACGATCACCGAGGCCATCGCCAAGTACCGAGCCTTGGGGAAGGAGGTGCCCCCGCACCTGCAGAATATTGCGGAGCAGACGAAGCAGGTCGGGGTGGCGTCTCAGGGCATGGTGTCGTCATTCAGCAAGTTCCAAGGCCTCGCGGGCACGCTCGGGCTGGCGTTCAGCGCAACGGCCGTTATTGGGTTCGGCAAGGCGATTCTGGATGACGCGGACGCGCTCGTCAAGCTCTCTGACAAGACGGGCATCGCGATCGAGCCGCTACAACGGTTGAAATATGCGGCCGAGCAGTCCGGGAACTCGCTCGAAGACGTGACGAACAGCGTCAGCATGTTACAGCAGCGGCTCGGCGACGGCGACAAGTCGGCCGTGGCGGCCCTTGGCAAGCTCGGCCTGGCGTTCGACGACATCCGCGCGATGAGCCCGAACCAGCAGTTTGAAGCCATCGCGCGCGAGATTGCCAAGATCGAAGACCCCATGCGGCGCGCGGCCCTTGCCACGGATCTCTTTGGGAAGTCTGGGAAAGAAATCCTGCCCACGCTCATTGCGGACCTTCAGAAACTCGGCGACGAAGCGCCGAAGATGAGCGAGAAGGCGACGCGGGCGTTCGATGACATCGGCGATGCGTGGAACCGCACCTACAGCACGCTCAAGAACAAGATCGGGGAAGGGCTCGCCGCGGCGTTTGATGGGTACTCGCGACTCGCGCGCGGGGCCGT